CCTTAGTGATCTTCTTAGCGCCACTCGGGTCTATGGTATTCCACCCGGTGTAGTTTGCCGGAAGTGCGGCGGGGTTAAAAACTCCAGTGTAATCGGGTCTCAGGTTTTTATCGTAGCCCAGCGTGTTACCAACATCGTCATCCAACTGCTGCTTCATCATTTTGTAGTTCTGGACGTCCTGATTGTGAGCGACGTTATGCGCTGTGGCTACCTGACTCCTGAGTGCAAGCTGATCCTTGGAGGCCAGGTCATTATTGGTGGCTATTTTCTGAGCCAGGTACGGATATTGCGGGGTTCCCGGCTTGGTATCGGGATTCAATGCCAGGTTGGCAAGCTGGTTTCCTGCGCTGGCCATAGCGTCTTTGGCTTTTTCCTGTGCGTCAAGCCGGTTCTGGGCGTTGTTTCTCAGATCCTGCTCTCTCTGCGCCCGGAGACTAACTTGATTGTCCTGGTAATCCTTTAGTTGCAGCAGCCGGTCGTAATCGCGGCTTGATTTATCCATGGCCGCCTCATGGTGCCATTGATCGACTGTCTGTTGCTGCTGGAACTTCTGGGCCTGTTGCTGTCTCAAGTAGTACTCATTCTCCGACCGAAGGGCGTATGACTGAGCCTGCATTTCCAGGGCGCGTTGCCTGGCGTTATTCTGCATGGCCAACTGCACACCGGTCAGATAAGGAGTGGTGACATCGGTGCCTGTTGGCATCTCGGGCGCGACCACCGGCCCCCATGGCCCTCCAAATGCTTGCATTGGCATACGTGTTATCCTTGGTTAAAGATGCCTCCCAGGTAGCCTCCCAGCGCGCCACCAACTCCCTGTGTCTGATAATTGGGATCGGGGCTGCTCCAGGCATTACTGAAGTTGGTTCCGAAATTGGCCTGTCCTTGCGGGCCAACGCCTGGGTAACCTCCGCCAGCGCCAGTGCCTTGTCCCATATTGCTGCCCCAGTTCGTCGGCCCGGAGCCGCCAGCACCGCCGCCGCCATAGAGCTGGGAATAGGTGTTCATGGAGTTTCCGGCACCCTGAGCACCTGCAAAACTTCCAGTAATGCTGGCGAAGAGTTTGGCCCTGTCCGCCCAGGCCGGATCCGGTTGAGCGGCCACGTTGTATCGGAACTGCTGGGTGTTCTGCTTTGCCTGGTTCTGCTGCGCCATGAAATTGGTGAACCATTCAGGGCTGTAGAGCTGCTGGCTGGGCGGCAGTATAGTGCCGCTGGCGATCTGCGCCCACCTTTGGGCGGCATTGGTGCCAGCATCCAGGAATCCCGCGCCCTGTTTCATCACGTCGAGACTGGTCAGGCCCAGGTTGCGGGCGGCATTAGCGCCGCCTGCGGGACTGCCCATCAGGCCGCTCCCCAGGTTCTGGAACGCTGAGTCGCGGAATGTTTTGGCCATGACGTCCGGAGGAAGGTTTCCGGTGAGAAACTGCCCGGCGCGACCAAGAAGAGCCTGCGTGTCAGCTCCGCCGGTCTTCATGGAATCGGTAAACCCGGGGATGGCCTGATCCAGCGCACCCATCATGTATTTCTGATAAAGATCACTGAGCTGAGTGATCTGCGGAAAATCAGTGATTTCGCCCGAGAGCAGCTTCTGAAGTTCCGCCATCGGGTCGGTGGGAATGAAGGGAGCTACATCAGGCTTCCTTCCATGAATGAGTTCACCAAACGTGGCCATAATTACAGAGTCCGGTTGCCGACATCACCCAGACCAAAGCCATAGGTTTGGACATGAATGGTGTGGCGGATTCCTCCAAGAAAATTACGAAGTTCGCTTTCCAGCACATCGAGCGCCTGCTGCTGATTCATCTGGGCATTTTGCCAGTCCTGTTTTTCTTCCAGAAACTTGGCGACCATCATAAGCCGAATTGCTTCGTAGTTCTTGATGGTCATCATATCCCCGGGCTGCTTCATCATCCAGCGCAATTTACAAACCAGGGAGATGCACGCGCCGTCGGTGCAACTGGAAGTGAGTTTGTATTTTCGCCGCGGCGAATCGAATCCGGGCTGTTTATAGTCGCCCTGGTCGATCAGCATGTAGTCGCAGGTGCAGTCTCCGGGGCCATTGTCCAAATGCGGAAAGAACTGGCTGCGGATCGGGATGGGACGCCCGTTCAGGTTGATGGCCAGCACCGATTCCACGTTGCGCGGCATGTAGATGAAGCCGCCCAGCACCGTGGCAGTGAAACTTTCCACGGTGTTTTTCCATCTTCCTTTCTCCATCAGCCTCCGCTCGGCCTGATTGATGTGCCAGGTGAGATCACGCTTGCCCATTCGCAGCGCCTCCGCGATGTCGAGTGCGATCTGTGCGCGTGTCCACCCCAGTGTGCTCACCGCGAAAGTTGAAATGTCCTCCAGGTAACCGGCCTTGCGGAAGGCGTAGTTGCGCGGATCGAGCATGTGCTTCTTCACCTCGGCCTGCAAGATGTCGAAACCCTGCTGCCGGTATTTTACCGCGTCATCCGGAGCATTGTTTTCGTAGCGTTCTATGGCCAGGATGATGCATTTCACCGCCTCGATGTTCTGGACGATCAGGTAATCTTCCTTGCTGGTAATGGGCAGAAAACGCTTTGCTCCGGTCACCTGAATCACGGCATTCCCAGGCTGCAACCCCGGGTAAGAGTAGGCACGTCTCACATCGGAGGGGTCGTCAGGATTGGCGTTCAGCCCGAGATCAAGGAGCGGATTATCCATGGTTTGCTCGGGATCGACGTAGGTAGAGGTGTTGACCATCTCGTACCACAACTGGGTAACATCTCCGTTACCAAATATTTTGGTGTTGGAATCGACTACGTGCGCCTCGATGATGTTTTCCATGCTGGGCGGCAAGACCAGGATTCCAGACACCGCGGTGATATTACAAATGGACATGCCGCCCACCGGGATCATGGTGTCCAGGATGATCTTGGTGGCTTCGTTCAGGCGCACCATTACCCGCGGATCGTCGAAGCACACGCCATTGTCCACCACGCCGCAAATCATGGGCGCAGCGTCCTTGAAACGCAGGCCGCCCTGCAACGGCAACGTGGTTGGCGGCGGAGGGAAAAAAACATTGTCCGGAACCGGCTGCGTGAGATCAGGCGGCACAGGCTGGGTAATGTCCGGAGTAGTTATCATGTGGTGCTGTAGCCGACAAAGATGATGTAACCGAGGGCAATGAACGGTGGAATGATGTTGATGGGTTCTGGCGTGATCTCAGAAATGGCGTCCAGCAGCACTTGATTCTTGGTGTCGTCCGACGCGCTTTGCTTACCAAAGAGATTTCCACCGGAGGCCAGAGCCTCACCTCCGTTTGGAATGGTATATTTGCCAACCTTCACTTCCGGAACCGAAACGTAGGTGGTAGCAGGAGTGAGAGTGATCTCCCTGAAGCCGCCGGTGTGTTCCCCGGCGTCCTTGACTTCAGTGGTCACCCATTCGCTGCCGTCCCATCCCGGGACGGTGACGTTATTCATGTGAGCGGCGATGATGAACCGGTCGGACAGGTCAACGACGCCATCTTTGCCGTTGCAAATATGCCAGCCGTCATAGGTGCCGCCTACCACCCCGAGTCCGCCAGTATCGCCCGCAACGGGTGTCCATACTGATGCGTCAGTGGGATCGCCGCTGAAAATGCGGATCTCTCCCAGCATTCCGTTGTACACACGACGCCAGTTCCCATTGAACCAGGTTTTTACGGCAATAGGACGCTGCTGGCTGTCCACCTCTACCCAGATCTTGTCGTGGTCGTCAGACCCCGGGGGATTGTTCTGGACGAGGTAAGTAAGGTAAGTACCCTGGATCGCTGAACTGACCAGTGTGTTCAGTAGCTGAACCAGTTGCCCGATATTCAGCGGCGCGGCATTCGGATCGGGTGCGGCAAACTGCGTTAAAACTTCAGGAGGCGCGCTCATAGGCTAGTTGCTCTGCTTTTCTCCACCTGCTTCTGGGCATGCAGCCGGAAACGGTTGATAATGACATGGCCATTGCCGACCAGTCGAACCTGAAAGTTAAATCCCCGGCGGGTATTGCGCCCAGTGGTCTTGTCGCACACGTTTTGGGGCTTCCCGAAGGCAACCCGCGGTGCAAATCCAGCACGGGCCAGCGGGATTCCGCCTGCGTCCAGGTCGCCAGCCTTGCCGATCATGTCGAAAACCTCAACGAACTCCTTCCAGGGAATCCACTCCGGGTAATTGTCAGGCCGGTAGAATGTTTTCAGGATATTCACTCAACAATCTCCTTCATCCAGATGTCGGCATCGTAGATCTCGTTCTCAGTAAAAGGCGTTGACGCCTGCTCCAGCTTTTCAAAATCAAACGCCCTGGTAACCAATTCCCAGGTGATGCGCTGCCCGTCCCAGTCGTCCTTGTCGTCCTTGCTGAATTCAAACAGGTAATTCTGGTTGTCCGGCCCGAGGCAAAACATGAAGGCCCGCGTGATGCCATCAAAGGTGCCTGACAGAACCTGCAAAATCATGTATCCCCCGGGCATCACCCATTGTCCGTCCCACGCTGGCTGAGAATTCTGCCCAAAGGAACTCAGGATGTCGAAATCCACCGACATTAAGCCAACATGAATCGGTCGTTCCTGGTTGGGCATGGGGGAAGTGGTCACCAGCACGCGGTTGTCAAAGTAGATGGCCGAAGCGTATTTGAGCATCCAGCCACTGTCGTTGTTCAGGAACTGCTTGACGTTGGTGGACTGCGGAATGTGCGGCCAGCCAGTGGACTCGCTGCGCGCCTGCCGGTAGGAGCGCATGCCGTCATCGCTCCTGAACCAGAGATCTTCGTTGGCCACGGCGATGGAGCGGTGGCCGCGCAGCCCGGTGGTGAGCAGCGACAGGATCTGGAACTGGCTGGCCTTCCACTCTTCACGGGGGAGCGACAGAAAGAACGATGCCGCCCCCCGCTCCGCGAAGACCATCAACTGTCCGTTTCCGGTGGAGGTATCCAACTGGGGAAAGAACACCGCGCCAGTGGCCACACCCTGTTGGAAGGGAATAGCCGCGTCAAAACCTTCTGCCAGGAAATTGCGCTCCGTAAAAAGAACCAGAGAATCAGCAGGATCTGGCAGGTCGTGGCTGCCATAAAGGTCTCCAAAAGCAACGTCTCGTTCATTGACTATGACTATGATTCGGCCCATTCCGTAGGCCATTATGGTTCCGACCGGCACTTCGGATTTGTTCGGATCGTCAGTAGTAATCGAGCGCCTGGCCGTCGAGCCATCGTACAGGATCGGCCTGGCATCTCCATCCTGAATCAGCATCCACTTGTCGGCCTGGCACATGTAGGCAATGGAGTTGCTTTGGTCGTTGCGGAGACGCCGCTGGCCGGTTTGCGCAGGAGGACTGGATGGCGGATCCGGATCAAGACGCTCATCAATGATGATTTCCGTGACACTGGACGTGGTTACCTTCGGGACGATCCTGAACATCCGTCCCCCGATCATGGCCACGATGCAGTCTTCCCCGTGGTGAGGAGAATAGGCTGAGGCGCACTGAAACTTCCCGGTGCGATAAATGGTTTCAGAGCCATCCAGATTCGATGGAGGGGCAGGAGGGTTAGGGGGATTGACCAGGAAAGGCACACCCTCGACACCGGTGTATTCTCCGGTGATCCTGTGCGCAGACGTACTGTCGAAAGGCTGGTTGTAAACGAATACCTGGTCGAGAATATCCGGGAATTGTTCGTCCAGTTTCCTGAACCCAGGGCGCGTGGTGACGCTTCCGCCACGGAAGGTCATGTTGATGGCGCTTTCGGACTGGTTGGGCGCAATCATGTCCGGTGAACGACCGGCATCGACGCCGCCTTCCAGGCTGATCCAGCCATCAAAAATTCTGTTCTTATCGACTATCATGTTATTTCCACATTCTCGCTCCCAGCGCAGCAAGCTGATCCCTTCGCAAAAGGTGTTCCTTGCCTGGCACCGGCATCACCGCACCCTGCTGATTATGATTGAGCACCACTTCCCCCGGGGTCAGCATGGCAGGCACAGTATCGGTCGAACCTCCGGTTGGCGTTGTCAGGTTGGTCGCCATATTGGGTCGCGGCAGGGATCTTGTCATTGCGCTGGGAACGACCGCTCCACGCCATGCCATCAACGCTCCGGATGCGCGCTTGTCGTACATTTCAGGCCTGTAAGTGCCTTCAGACATCGGCTCCTGTTTTATAGGCCACGGGCCAGTGCGACCCCTGAATCCCCATGGAGGGAACTCCGGGTCGTAAACGCCCCCGAGACCGGCCAGTCGCATTCCACTGGCGCGAGAATAATTTTCTGCGCCGCTGGCAGGTCGCGGCCCCATCATGAAGTCAGACAAGCCGCCTCTGTTTGCCGGTTGACCCCATGGCGGAGGATTCGGGCCAAGCAGGTAATCGCGGGCGCTTGGCGGCGCAATGGCGTTGCCCCACGGCTGCGGATCAGGCGACTTGGTGAGATATTTTCCGAGTTCTCCCAGCGCATGGAAGATGTCCTCGGACTTGCGGCCTACATTGTAAACGGCCTGCCCGATACGAGACGGAGGAGAATTTTCATCCACGGCGTATGGCGTGCTCGGCTCTACCACTCCGCCGCCCTGGAGGGCTTGAGTCGGTGGCCTGCCAGCGCCTCCAATTCCCGCGCCGCTGCCGCTTCTAGTTCCCGGCAAAGTGAACCCGGTCTTACTTATCCAGTCGCCAACATTTTTGTAACCCTGTGACTGTGCCCAGTTCTGCATGCCCGTTCCGTGCAATAAGAGGGCAGCCATGAGATTGCCACCGTAACCGCTTCCACCGCCGCCGAGGTTTCCGAGATTTCCGCCACCGAGCACCGTGGGCGACCCGCTGCCGCCGAAGAAACTTCCGCCACCGGCTGGAGAATTGGGACTGACGATTCCCCGAGTTCCAGGGCTGCCGCCAGGCCCGTATGGATTGTAGTCACCTGGGCCTCCGGTTCCACTGAAAGGATCGACATCCTGCCCAGAGGCAGCGCGCTCCTGTGGGGTTCCGGTGGTATCTGTCGGCAAAGTAGGAAGACCGGCATTATGCAACAGCATGTTGATCCGGTCTCTGGGGCTGAGATCGACCCCGGGGACAACTCCAGAGTCATCTCCCCGGTTGCCCTGCCCTGGTGGCGTCACACCACTTGGCGGATAGGCGCTCGATGGAATGTTACTGCCTGGCGGAAACGCCTCACTGGGAGGATTCACTAATTCACCTGGAGTCACAGAGCCACCAGCACCGTTCGGCGGAGGTAGTAAGTTTTGAGGTTCTATCGGTATTCCGGTCGGTTCAGTGGGGTCACCCCCGCCGAACTGAGGGATATTGGGCGGCGGCTGCGGGCCAAGGACTTCAGAAGGAAAACCCTGTCCTCCTCCGGTAGCAGCAAGAGGAGCGGACTGGGTTTGAAAAGTCGGTCGCTGAGGCCCGTATATCCTCATCCACCACGGCATGCTTTGAGAAGGCATATTAAAGAGGAATGTTTGAGAGCGCCGCTACCAGCACCCACTTTAGTTTCTGAGTTGAGTAAATGAACCGGTTAAACAGCCACAACCCGTTCTCGGCCACGGTAGGAAGCGGCAGATCCGGGGAAGCGTCATATTGCGCTCCCCAGAAAATACTCTTAACGAATGGCGCTGCGCTGCCCAGGATCCAGATGATAAGTTCCTGTCCGTCGAACGGGCTGCCGGTCAGGTTAGTGCTCATGGAAATGATGTTCTCGTTCAGGTTGGTGACGTAAAACATGTCCATGTTGTTGACGTTGATGGCAGGCGAGCCAGCACTGGAGATCTTGCCCACGCGCTTGGTGACGCGCTTGTTGGCCAGTATCTCGTCCCCGGCCCAGGTGGCCACTGTCCCCGAGTAGGGAATGTTCAGAACCACATCGTTCGCCATCATCAAAGTCAGGGTGCCATCGCCTCCGCCAAGTCGCCCAATGGCGAAATCCACATGGTCGAGTGAAATGGTGTTCAGGCCATTATTAACACCGGTGCCACCGTACTGAGGCGAGATGAGATCGGCATTCCATTCTCCGGTGACGATGCTGCCCAGTGTGTTGATGGAAGCCTGTCCGGCGTAGGCCGCGTCGATGTCCACTGCCGCGCCCACACTGATCCGGCTGGCTGTGCCAAGGACGTTGAGAGTGTTGCCAACGCGGTTGAGTCCATTGCCGGGCAGGACGTTGGTGGTGGGCGTGGAGGAAAACAGGACAAAAAGAACATCGTCACCAACGCCTGGCGGGCTACTGACTATGGTATTGACCTGAACCCAGCTTGAACCGCTGTTGGTATCGCCTTCCCGTACCGCGACGTAAGCGCGTTCCAGTTCCGTGGCGGTGTCGGAGTCAACACTCCTTGTCCAGGCTCCGGTATGAGCGACATAAATCCCGTTGTGGTAAGGAATACTGAGCTGGTTTTTCACCAGCACCCGGTCGCCTTCCACCAGTTGGATTCCGTCAATGACACCAAGACCGGTCAGGACAATTTCACGGCCCACCGCGGTGGCCAGCCGCACCGATTCCTTGGGCTGGAGTCCCTGCAACATGAAATCCATGTAAGCCAGGGTGACGGCATCGTTGGGATCAATGGGCGCTGCCACATTGGTGAGCCTGAACCCGCCGAAATTCATGTTGGCCGCTGGCAGCCGCAGGGCGTCGATAGTGGGAAGGAAGGGAGCTAAAACAATGTTGGCCTGCCACGTTCCCACCCGCACTATGCCCAACTGGTTGATGGCCTGCATCTGCACAGAGGTCAGGACACCGCTCAGTTGCCTGAAATCAGGCTGCGTGGAAGTCCATTGCTGTAGAGTGGCGTCCCAGTCGTGCAGCCATTGGTTGATGGGAGGATGGATAGTGGGCGGAATCCCAACAGGCGGCAGATTGGAAGTATCCAGGTTAATCAGACGGTGATGTCCCATGTCCACATCGGTCTGTGCCAGCGCCTGGTACAGGAGGGTGCGTGCGTATTCGTCCGGGCTTACTTGATCGACGGCCATGGCTAGGGGAGTTTCAGGTTAGAGATTGTGCTGTTGTTGTAACCATCCCTGGCAGCATAGGCTTCAACGAAATCGCCACTGGCCAGAGAAAGGGAAATTTTGATGTCATTCGGATCTGCGGGCACAACTTCGATGAAAGCGCCCCCGTTTACCCGGTAAAACAGATTGGATCCAGCCAGCTTGGATCGGATGACAACGTTGCTGAAACTGGTTCCAACGCCAATCCCCACTTTGATCTCCGGAGGGGTAGCAAATGGCTGGTAGGCCAGAATGAGCACAAATGGCCGCCATGTCATGTCTCGACCGAGGTAATTGTTGGGAGAACCGTCCAGCCCAGGATCCGGAATCGCCCCGGCAGCGTGGCCGCTTCCCATTCCAGTAGCCAATGGAAGCATGGATGGCAGCACATTTCCGGTTGTAAACTTGGAGGCATCAATACCAGGCAGGAGTGCAGCCGGTATCGGTGAAGGGAGGAAAGAGGGAGTTCCTCCCATCACGCCAAAGTAGGTGTTATTGTCCACTAATCCCCATCCCTGCGTTAGTTGCCCGGAATCTATCACCGGAACACTCTGGAGGCCGAACACAGTCGGCATGTGCAAGCCCACGAGGTTTACCGTTCCCGCGGCTGCACCGGTACTAATAACTGAAGAAGCGACCCTGCCGTTGACATCAATCCCGGGGTAACCGTTGGGGGCGTTCTTGTTGGCGACCCTTTCCACCAGATCGCCCTGGGCAGCCTGTTTACTCGATGCGCCCAGCCATCCCGAAGGCAGGTTGCCATTAAGATTGAGTTTGCTCTGCGCGATGTCAGCGACAGGCGACACGCTCTCATTGGTGACACTTCCTTCCGGAGGCACGCGCTGGTCGTTGAGCCGCTGGTCGCCAGCGTCCAGAAGCGGCGGAGGCACAGGCAATAGAAGCGCGACATTTCTCAGGACAAAATCGTTGCAATCCAGGTTGGTTGCCAGCAGTGCATTTTCCAGTCTCGGGATCATGTCGCGTTGGGATTGGTGTAGCTGACGATGTTGCTGTTGTTGTAACCGGCCCGGGCGCTGTAGATCCAGATCGTCCCCAGTGGCGGCACGCTGACGTATCCAGTGGCCGGAAGAACGGAAAAGCCGGTGGAACTGGAAGTAAGCGAATACATGAAAGTGGCGTTTACAGTGCTGGTTGGAGTAATGGTTTGGCCGCCGGTCGGATTGGTTGGAGGTGTTATGACCGGATCGGGCAGGGTCGGCTGGTAAAGGACAGCGATGGTAGGGACTGGCTTAAAGCTGATGTCGCGGGCCAGGTAATCGGTGGCCAACGCTCCGCTGCTTCCATCCCCGGGGTCAGGCACTGCGCCCGGCGCGTGAGATAGCCCCACTCCCACCGCCAGCGGCAGACGGGCAGCAGCAAAAACTCCGGTAGTAACCTGTGCCGCGTCCATGTTTGGAATCAGGGTGAGCGGCAGTGGATCGGTGTAAAACTGCGGCGACCCGGCCCCGCCCTGTTTGTTGCCGAACCAGGAAAGATTTGGCACCGATCCCCATGTCACCGCAAATGTTCCCGCTGCGGTGATGGGGCTTCCGGCCACAGCGAACTCCGGCGGCATGCTAAGTGCAACTGAAGTCACCGTTCCTGTGCCGGTAGTGCCAGGAAGCTGGCTGGAAGCCAGTTTTCCGCCGCTATCCAGACCGGGGTAACCTCCTGGCTGATTCTTGTGTGACAGGTATTCGGCCAGGTCTCCGCGTGCCGCCTGATTGGAACCGGTTCCCAGCCACGCCACTGGGATGTCGTCATCAAACAGAAGCTTGCTCTGCTCGATGGCCGCGTCCGCCGCTACGGAGTCATCGGTCACGCTTCCCGGCAGCGGCTCGCGCTGGTCGCTCAGGCGCACATCGCTGTTCAGGGCCAGATTGCCGGGCACCGGATCCAGTCCACCCAGATTCAGGAGCGCATAGTTCCTGCCATCGAGGTCGGTGGCCAGAACGGCATCTTCAATAAGTGGTGTCATGGCGTTCTTACATGCAGAAAGTAATTACCAGTGGGCGGCGTGGGGTTGACCGCTACCGCGCATCCGCTTTGGGTTTTCAGATAGACCTGAACCCGGATGATGGCCTGCCCCGCAGGAGGATCCACCAGGTTTTCCACACTCATCTCAGTGAACCCGTAGTTGATTCCGCTGCGCGGATTGATGAAGTTGATTCCCATCAGGTTGGCGCGTGGCATTGGCAGGTAAAGATCTTCCGGCGCGTCGATCTGGACGAGAGTAGTGGCCAGCCTGACCACCACCCGCCAGTGCAGGACGTGACCGGCCTCAACGGGAGCGCCGGTAAACACCACCGCGAAACCTTCCACTGACCGAACCGTGGGAACGACCACCACGCCGCCGGGGTGCGAGATCCCCATGGCGTCGATGTAAAGGTACTCAAAATCGTAAGAGGCGTTGAGTTTAAGCACCTGAAACGCGACCACGGCGTTGGGTTGCCCCGGGGTGAGCGCCAGGTCGCCACGTTCGTCGATGTCGCTGGCAGATCCAGCGGTATCGACAATGAAGTCGTTCCGCGGCTCAATGATTTGAGTCGTGTCGCAGTCGGTTGGGCAGGAACAGCTCATGTCATGCGTGACCGATCAGGTGGCCAGCGCCTCCCAGGAGAAACGCCAGCGTTCCAGTCCAGAACAGGATCCGACCGATCTCCACGACTTTGGGATTGGCGGCCAGGACGTACATGAGGAGGCCGATGATGGCGACGAGTAATGGCAGGTAGATTATCATTTTTGTGGTGTGCTTTCTGTTGGTGGTTTGGGGGGTTTCTGTCCGTTGTTCAGCGCATTAAGCTGAGAAATGGCTCCATTGATCTGCTGGATGCGGATGGCGTTGTTATTGATGATCTCCTGCACCCGCTGCGACTGTGACTGGTGATCGCGCACCACCCGGTCGGTGGCCAGCCGCAGTTGCGCTTCCTCTTCCTGCAATTTCCTGACTGCTGTTTCGACTTGTTCAGTTGTTATCATTGGTAATCATCCGATTCTGTTATCTTCTGGACGGTGGTGGCCTTTCCTCTGCCAATAGTGAGATCCACCGGCATTTCCGGCTTGGCCCGCAAGTGGACGTACCAGTCTTTGTTGGCGCATCCGGTCAAAAGCACGAATATCAAACATAGAGTCCATTGTTTCACAGCATCTGCACCAGGATTGCCACCGGGCTATTGTTGTTAGGCAGGACACCGGAACTGCTCACAAAAGTCACCGGGATTGTCCACCATCCGGTGTTATTAACGGGAGTGGAAGACACCTTTAGGCGAATGAAGTTGCCCGCAGTGCCCTTGTCCTGGATCAGGATGACGTCGCCTGTTTTCACCAGAACCAGGAATGCCGACATGTCGGTGCCATCCGAGTTGAGGGAATCCAGGTAGAGATTGCTGACCGATGGGCCGGAAGCGTTGTTAAAGGCCAGCTTGCCCGAACCGGGATCCGATGCCGAGGTGGAAGTCAGGAAATTGTACTGGGTGGAATTGGTTCCCGGCGCGCTTAACGTGTTATTGAGCATCACCAGCCCCGTTCCCAGCAGGATTCCCACCGGTGGCCCGCTGCCTCCGGTAGATCCGCGCCCAAGCAGGCGGCTGTTTATCATGCTGGGCAGGTCGTTAAATCCCAGGGCGTTAAAACCCGGCTGGCCTACGACGTCGGCGTTGTTTCCCCAGAAAAGGTGCGGGTTGACATTGGGAATAACGAAAGTCAGGTGAGGCGTGCTGTTGGGTGTAGAAACGCCGGTTAAAAACAGCGCGGTATCGTCAGCCAGGAAATTTGTCACCGTGCCAGCCCCGGCGTTAGACCACACCATGGCGTAATTGGCAGCGGCACTCTTGGCCAGAACCTGTCCAGCGGCTCCGCCTGCCGGGACTCCGCGGTTGGTGGCGGCATAGAACGAAGCGTAATCCGACGCCAGCGGCACAATCGCGCCGATCCGGCCAAACACGCTGTACACCAGGCTTTGCGCCCCTCCGATGTCCACCTGTATGATAGGGCATTCCGCGCCACTGATCTGAACGCCGCCAAAAGGAGTAGATGGACTGATGCTGTCGAGGTTCATATCGCTGGGATTCCAGGATCGGTCATGCTCCAGACCAGGGTGAAAGCCGAGGTGCGGGTGTTCGTGTAGAGCCTGATCCAGTAGGTGACGCCGGTAACAGCAGGCCATGAAACAGCACTGGGATCACCGGAGGAATGCGCGATCTGCCGGTAATCCCAGCCCGGAGGAACTGGAACCGGACTTTCACCAGGCGTCGGAGGTGTAAAGTTCGACACAAAAATGGCGATGTTAAGCCAGTTCATCCCGATTTGCATGATGGCGGTCTTGTCGCGGTTGGGCGTCCACTTGTACCACACTGAGTTTTCTCCAACCGGTTCGCCGCTTTCACGGGTGGCACCGACGTTAGTGCCCACAAGGCTTCCGGATTCCCCGAAAATTTCAATGGCGTCAGCGATGTTGTCGTTAGACGAGGGCGGCACGATCACCACCGAGGAATGCGCGGTCTGAGGCTCTTTGATTTCAACGATGCCAGCCAGGAAAGGCGGGAAACGGTAAGGATCGCTGACGTGCTCCCAGATCCAGTCCCAGTGTTCCACTCCCAGTCTGAAGACGCCGGTATCGACCCGGGAAAGCCCCATCTGCACCACGCCACCGGCGGGATCGGTCACCACTGGCTGAAAATCTATGTTGAGCGATTCCGCCCTGGGAATCCAGTCGGTAAGGTCGATGGGATTGCCACTGGCGTCCTTCCACTTGAGAACAAGCGGCCCCCAATCGCATCCTCTCCAGATGGTGGGAAGATTAACCGTAGCTGGTTTCATGCGCTCATCACCCGGCACTCTTTGGGAATGCCGGGGTATGAAAACACTACTTGCTAGGAGTAGCAGGAGCTGTGCGGCACCCTCAACGGCGGGCAGTTCATGTGAGCGATGGCCCAGCCCAGGTAGGTGTGGCCGGGCTGCGAGGCGCTGGCATACAGCGCGTCGAAGAATCCGGTTTCACCACGCGGATTACAGGCCTTGTCACGGATGACAAGGAACTGGAACTCGCCCATGTGACTGTAGGCATCGAACTTCACGCCCCCGCCCGGGGCTGTGGATGGACGCTCCATCAGGCAGGTGTACACCGTGGGAATGAAAACGAAACTCACCTGGATCGGCGCATAAATATACGCCGAGTTGATGATTCGCTTCCAGCCCTTGGTAGTGCTGCTTGGAGGCAGATACGGATACACGCGATTCCCGGCGGCATCATAACGAGGCGGGAACTTCAGCCATACGTGCTTGTAGCCGTTGTAGCTGTAAGGTGTTCCCAGCGTGTTAATGAGTTTGTCGGGGTCGGCATACCTGAAGTCCTGTCGCAGGTCGGGATCCTGCCGGATAAGATCGCGGGAGGTAACCGCATCGGTGAACAGCGCAAAGATCGGTTGATCGTTTGCGCCCTTTCCGATTGCGCCTGCCGTGGCGACCGCTCCGTCAAGAACCAACTGCGAGTAGATCTGCTCCAGAGTCCCCTGTAGGAGTCGGCTGGTGGGAGGCTTCCCAACAAAATCGAATGCCGTCGCGTTGATGTCGAAGCCAGCGGCGGTTTCCGTGACTTTGTGACCGCAGAGCGACATGTATTCGTTTTGGTAACGGTTCGACCACACCCACTCAGTCACGGTCTCTAGCTGATCCATGACGTTGCTCAAGACCTGCGAGATCATGAAATCGTTTTGCAGGTCGTTGATGCAGAAGTCTTCCGTCTGGATGTTCCTTCGATACATCGTGAACGGAGTCAGCGTTTGACCGAATTTGAGAATTTCGGGTGTCGGCAAACAGTTATTGTTGGGGCCGGGGACGTCGCCGTTGCCAGAAGGCGTGGCGGCTGTCCATTCCGTGCCGGTCTCTGAGTCTGTAAGGGTTCGTTCCAGCATCATCGAGTTGATGGTGAAGCCCATGCCTTGAGGCCACTCGCCTTTTTCGACATAAGCCACCCAGGGATCGTTGATGCTGATCCGGTTGTACAGACGCGGGGAGATCTGCCCTGTGAGAGCGTAGAAAGCGTTTTTGATGTTATCGCAAGCCATTAGGAAAATCCTTTCTGTAACTCAAACAGTAACGGCCCGGTGATGCCCTCACCTGTCGCGGCGAGGCACAGAGCCTCTTCCGGGTGGCTGGCTTCCGGTATTCAGCCGCGTACTGCTTGAGAACGGGACTATTCCTCGACTAACATCAAGCCCTGCGGTGGATGACTCCGCTTTACGATCCTGAGATAAGGAAATCTCTTACCCCGGGGAAACTGTCAAGAAATTTCTTCTTGCAGCCGAAACTTTTAACAGGCACGATTCGGGGATATGAATCCAACCTCCTACGAAAAAGAGCACAACATTCCGCCAGGAACATCACCAACACGCAGCGACATCCTTCAGGAAACCCCGGATCAGAAGGATGAGCGCGTGGAACGCGACATCGAAGAGGGTTTACGCGCCCCCAAACCGGAAACCGTCGATGTTAATCAGTCCACGGTGACGGGAGAACAGGCCAAAGCCTTTGCCGACGCAGCTCCGCACGTTCACAACCCCGCCAAGGACGAAAAAGCCGCCAAGGACGACAAGAAACACTCCCCGGCGCACCATTCGTCTAAGAAATAGCTTCTTTCAGAACCGGAGGCGGCAGAGTTACGTCTGTGGCCACCCATTTGGCCTTGCGCGCAAAGAAATCAATGTTTTTGCGCAGCACGGGGGCGCATACTGTCACTTTGCCCTCCCGAACCACGAATCCAGCGGTGACGTTGGCGTGATTCACGATGTAGAGGCCGTCTTTTAGCTGGATCATCGCTTTTTCTTTCCGCTGTAGAGATCGCCGCCTGGTTTGAACCTTCTGGCCAGTGCTTTACGGGCCGGGGTGCATGTCGATTTCGACATGGGAGTGCAATAACCGGCGTGTTTCGGGTTGATCGCCCCTTGCAGGAACTTTTTCTTTTCTGCTGGCATGTTTTACCTCCCTCTCTGTTGGTTTCTGTGAAATTCCCGCAGGAACACCTCGTTAAAAGGCCGTTTCAGGTCGGCCTGTAGCTGGCTTTCACTGGTCAGGTGAGAGGCATTCCCGCTGCTTTCGCTCAAGGTTGGTTCCTGCCAGCCTTTTTCCTTGATTACCTGCTTTAATTCGGCCACCTGCTTCTGGGCCTTCATAAAAAGGTTGCGATAAGCGTCCGCCGCCGGTGCCAGAAGGCAGGCATACGCCACCTTGTTCAGGTCGGTGTTCTCCAAAAACAGGCTGCGCGCCTGGTCGATCACGTTGTCTCCCTGCTCGTTCCACCATTTGGTCTCTGGATCGTTGGTTTTAAGGAAAACTTCCACCTTGGCCTCGTCCCGCAGAGTGGAAAGCGCCCGGTCGAACATGTCTTTCATGTCGTTGCGGGCTTTTCCCAGCTCCTGGTACTGCCGCTGATTTTCCCGCTGCTTCAAGGTTTCCAGCGTGCGTGGCGCATCCGCGATGGCGGCCCGCCGCGCCTCATCGTAACGCCGGTAATTGCGCAGCGCGTCATGCGCCTCGGCCTTGGCGCTCTCGGGGATGTCGGCAAAGAGATTGTCCAGCGCCTCAAACTGGGCGCGGCCACTCATCGACATGGCGGCGCGCAGATCTTCCGGGTTGCCTCCGGCCTCTTTCACGATGCGGGTGGCTTCATGCCAGTTGGCGTACAGCGGCTGCATGATGCTCTGCTGGAAATCGGGTGAATGTTCGACGCCCACACGCGAGAGCACTTCGGACATCTGCTTGTTTTGCGCTTCCAGGAAATTCATCCGCTCCAGGTTGGGCTGATCGGGCTGACGATTCCTGACAGTGGCCAGTTCGTCCTTAACCCTTTTGTAGGCGTCACGAAGACCCTTGATCCGGCTCTGTTTCTGCTCCGGCGGAAGATCCTCGGCCCACTCGGTTTCAACTTCATCTGCCCTGGCTGCTGTTGGCGGCTTTTCTGTTCGCAGCGCCTCTTCCAGGAAGGAAGGAATCTTGTGCTCCACTGGAGCGGCAGGTTTTTCTGTCGGCGGCTTTTGCGGTTCCGTCACGGGAGGAGGCGGCTCGGTTTCCCGCCTTGGCTGCGTCGTTGGCGGCGCATGCGGCGCAGGCGGCTTCGCTGCTTCCTTTTCGGCAGGCGATGGCGGCAGCACCGCATCGAACAACGATTGGATCCTGTCGATTCCCGGGGAATTATCCACGCCCGCGGGAGGAGCTACGATTCCAGGTTCGTTGGCAGGCTGGGTGACAGTTGGAGTGGGCGGTACGATTTGCGGTTCGGGCATAATTATTTAGTGCGCTGTTTCGTGTTTTGGCGGTGCTTCGTAAGTGGACGGCCCGGGGTCAGGGGCGACCATCTTCGCTTTGGACAGAAGTTTAAGAGTGTCGCCATATTTAGAATAGCCACGGGTAACGCCCAATTCGATGGCTGCACGGGTGGGCGATACATCTTCGTTCTTGTCGCCGTTCAGGGCAAAGCGGGCGGGGTGGTTTTCTTCCATGAGCGACATGACCAGTCGCAGGATGCCGTTTGTCTGTAGTTCTTTGGCCCATTGGCTAGGCAGGTACTTGTGCCTCCTGAATTCTTCTACTGTGATGACTGCTCTCCTTCCTGTTTACGCCTGGCCGCGGCAGCCGCAAGCGCGTTCTGGTTGCGTATGGCCGTGGCGGTCTTGGCAGTCTCGCGCTGGATCGACGTCCTGGTCTTAGCGCCTTCACGGGCAATGGCGGTCTTGGCCTTGGCGTCTTCACGCTGGATCTGGGTCTGCGCCTTGAGGGTTTCCCGCTGGATGCCGGTGCCGGTTTTCTTGTCCGAAAGGGATTCCGAATGCGCGGCCTTGCGTTCCTTCAGCCCGAACTCATGCTGCTGTTTCTGGCCTTTAAGCTGAAGGTCGCCCATCACTTTCACCATCGCTGGATCGGGAGGCTGCGGCTCTCCCGGTGGCGGCTGCTGGGCCATCGCGCCAAGGTGCTCGGTCAACTGCTGGTGCAACTGATCGGAAATCTTCCCGACCATATCGAGTTGTTTCTGCTTTTGTTTGACCTCCATTTGTCGGGTGGGATCGCCTTGCAGCGCGGCGAGATGCTGCGCCATGTGCGGCCCGGCCTGTTCCATGTGGATCAATTTGGAAGTCATGTCCGCCGGATCCATCGGGCCAGCGCCGTTGCTGCCGTTGCTGCCATTTCCCGCCACCACGCCGCCCTGCGCATATCCGATTGGCGTTTGCCCGCTTGGCGGAGGAAGCGGCAACTGCCCGGCAGGAAGCGTCTGAATGGGCGGCCCTCCCATCGCACCAACTCCTCCCATCGCGCCCGACGGCGGCGGGCCGCCTTGACCGCCGCCCTGTCCCTGCTGCTGCATCATCTGAGCCATTTGCGGAGCGACATGCTGCATGACGTCCTGCATGTGAACATCGAAATGGATGGAGTGATTCTGCTGCGGTTCCACCAGTGCGCGTCCGCCCTGCGTCCGCAGCGCGTTATTTTCCAGGACGGCCAGCGCCGCGTGCGCGTCAGGGACGCCGCTTTTCTCAATGGGCTGAAAGTAGGAATCGACCGAGTACATGCCCACCCCGGGGAGTGACGCCACCCGTGCGCGAAGGGCGTGATTACGGCCCACTTCGTTCATGTAGGGAATCAGTTGCACCAGTTGCGTGGTGGCGACATCGCGCAGTTGGGGCGAACCGTAGCCGATGGAGCGGGTGGAAACGACCCTTTTGATGTTCCGGAAATCGAGAATCTGGGCAGGAATTCCGCGTATGATGCAGCGGGCCTTGAACTTCATGGCTTCCAGCCCACCGGGAATGGTTTCGTTCTGGGCCGGATCAAGGAGGCGGCGGAGGGTTTCCCGATGCCATTTGTCCAGATTATTGTAGTAGCGATTGGTTGCGCCCTTGGTCAGCGTGCCCTGCTGCTGCGAAATGATCTGGGCCTGCCCGAGAGTCGGTTCGGGCCGCGATTCATCGCTGCGCTGCCGGTAAGAGCCGGTGTTTTGCTGGAGAGTTCCGTGCAACTCGCGCCGGATGGCCAGTGCTCCTTCAAGTGCTTCAGCGATTCGGGTTTGGGCAACCTTGTATCCAGGGGCGACCACCGAAGCGCCTCCGACCAGTGATATTTGGGTTTCCTCCAGGGAATTGGAGTCCTGAGTTTCCAGCGTAATACCAGAGCCAATGACCGCGCCATCAAGCATCTGGCAGAAGGTTCGGTTCGATATGTCGCAGTAGTCATAGATCTTCGGCCCCAAGCCCTTCACCGAATGCCAGGTGCCGTCCGGCCCGGTGTCGAAGAAGAAGGGGCAAAGCACCTGCGCGAAAGAGTCGTACTTGTTGCGGCGCTTGAAGATATAACCGGTTTCCTCGGCTAACGAGTCATAGGGCTGATCCTGATTGATGGGGCTGTCGGTGATGATGTAGTGGGAGATTTTCCCGCCAAATTCCTTAACAAAAATGCTGGCCACATAGATTCGGTCGCTGCGATGAATCCCGTAGAAGAGATCGCCTGTGCGGATGGCGCGCTGGTAGAGGTCGTAGTTTTCCATTCCCCAGGTGGTGCGCATTTCGCGCATGGAGCAGTCGATGATGGCCTGTTTGCAAAGAGGGCGGTTCCATCCTTCCCCGGCTGGGTCGTCAGTAGCTCCCTTGTCCAGAAACGAATCCAGCTCATCGGCCCGGTAGGAATGCAGGACGACGCACATTTCCAGCTCATCCACGTTGGCCTTGGTCTCGATGGGGACAAGGACTTTGCGGGCCTTGGTGGCTTCGGAATGCCAGCCCAGGTAATGCGGCCAGAAGAGCGGCCCGGTGCCGTTGACGATCATCTGCCACTGGTGAAGCTGCATCTGGATGTCGAAGCCGTCCCAGGCTGAAAGCACATCGGTGTATTCCTCGGTGATCCAGCCGTTCCACTGATCGACCATCCATGATTCCTGACCGGCGGTGTCGAACTCGATCTGGGCAAAGCTGGGCACTTCAAATACCAGGTCGTAGTAAGGCGTCTTGGCCGCCTCTACGATACCCTCCGACTCACGAAGGTTGAAATTGGCCCGGTGTCCCTGCCCGATGTCGATCAGCTTTTGGGAATTCCAGGGCGGGTTGCCGTCCATGAGTCCCTGAATGGTGGTGTAACGGTACATGCGCTCGTCATCTTCATGTTTGAGGCGCTGCACCAGCGAGCGGGCGTTACCGGCGTTGCCAATCCTGGAAGTAGGCCGTTTCCCGGTCTCGGGATCGAGCGTGGCCAGCCGTTGTCCGTAGGTATCGGTCATGGCGCTGGGACTCCGTATTTGGCCGCCCATCCGGCCTGAAGACCCTGGATCTTGTCAAAAGCAAGCGCACTATTATACATGACCACCTCGGCAATCCCGCCGTTGAACGGCCAGGAAGTTAGATCGCCCAGCATGCCGATGACAATGTTGTTATTAAAAGCGTCTGTTCCGGAGTCACCGCTGTTGCGCAGGATGGCATCGCGGTAGATTTTACCGGAAGTGCCATTGAACACGGCGCAGTAAACGTTGTACTCCGAGGTGCTGGTGGCCACGGGAGAAACTAATCCTGTGGTGGAGGTAGCAGTGCCAAAGTGGTCGGTGCTATCGAAATACATCAACTGCCGCGCCCCAGGGTTGTAGGTGTCTATCATGGCAGTTGGAGTCCCGAAACCAGCCCGGGCTGCTATCACAAAGATGGTATCCGGCTGCGACAGTGAAACCGGGTTGGCTGATCCCATGTAACCTTGAGTGAATCCGAAAACAGGTTTGCCGTTTACCTGGTTGTTGAAAAACGTTGGCCGCCCCGACCCTCCAAGGTTCAGGGTCAACCCTTGTGGCCCCGACTCCACGATGCTGTTGGGATTCCATCCGTCAGGAAAAGAGTAGGCATCGGCTTTCATCCAGAAAAACATACCGGCTACCTGATCCGGGGTAAGCGGCACGATGGGCGCTGGGCCGCTGCCGCCATGCGGATGAAACCCCCGGTCGTTGAGCGCCCTGTCTCCGCCCCGGTTATAGCCGATGCCGCGGTCTAGCAGGCGGCGGTCGCCGCCAAACACACCGCGATCAGGATCGGAACGGGTTCGCATGTTATGCTATTTGTTTTCCTTCCACTCCGCGTGCCTTCCGGTCGTTGGTGCGCTTGTTAAGCCACATCAGGCATTCCTCCAGCTTGGTGATGACGATGGCGTTTTCCCGGCAGGGAAACTTCTTTTGCAGGAAACTTATCCGGCAGATCAAGACCGCCAGCACTTCCTCGTTGGTAGTGCCGTCATGGGCGGTCAGGAGTTTTTCCGGATCGTCGGGATTGGGGTATTTCTCGATGAACTGTAACAACTGAACGTTGTTGGGATGCTCGAAGTTACTGAGTTCGTATCTATGGCCGCGTGTTATTACTTTCACAATTTTGTGTACCCTTCTTCAAACGCCTTGGCCGGGGAAAACGATTTGTAGCCGTCGTCATAGACCACGTAATAACCGCCTTCCACGGGGTTGTGTTTGGTTACGTACTCCGGCGACACCGGGAAAGAGGCGTAACCCTGCTCTGCCGGTGTGATGACTCCGCTGTCATCGGGATTCTTCTGGAAATGGGCGATTTTCAGCGCGTGAACTTTCTTGTGGCACTGGTATCGCGGCATTTCGATCTGGGCTGTTGGTTCGTTTTCCATAAGTCATGTTGCTCCAAAGAGCGGGTCGCCGGAATCCGGCATGATGATGGGTGAATGGTTGCCGCCTGGTTCGCTTTCCAGCGGGAAATTTCTCTGCTTATGGAACTCTTCCAAGAGCACGTTGCGCATCCGGGAGATCAGTTGCTCCGGCGAATTGCCCCGGATCCCTTTCTGTCTTTCGTGCTGAATATCCAGCACTGCCGCGGCATAGCCCCGCTGCGCATCGAATCCGATGTCGATCCGGAAAAGCAACTTTACCTGGGTGGATTTGATGTCCGGCATGGCGTCCCTGTTATCTGTTTTGCTCCTGAGAAGGGTAAAAGTCACGCATAAATATCTCCCTTGTTAGCCATCTGCCGGTAAAGATTCTCGACATCAGGGTCTTCAATGTCCCGAAAAACGTCCATCAGCGGCAGATGAGCGTCAGAAAGGTAAGGCGGCGGAGGCGGCGGCGGTGCCCAGTCCGGGTAACTCATGCCCTGCCAGAGGTCTTTGGGTTTTCCCGGAGGCGGTTTCTGGGGAGAATACCAGTTCCAGTCCACCGGCCCGACCTGCTCATGCGTTGCAGGAGTCGGCGGGGGCGGCAGTTCGATGTCTTTGCCGGTTAGCTTTCCTCTGGGGTAAGGAGCTTCGGCGTAGGGAAGCGCCTCATAATCGAACAGGTTTACCCCGGGCGGACGGCTGCTCTGAATGGGTGGCGGAACGTATTGCGGCGGGGTGAAAGGATCGCCGCTGAAGAAAAATTGCGAGCTGGGAGGTGGTTGAGAAGGCGGTTGCGGCGGAGGCTCATAGGAGCGCACCTTGTCCAGCAGCGTCTTTGTTTCCGGCGGCAGCATTTCTTCCGGGGAGACGGGCATTTCTGGGCGCATTCCTTCCAGTGCCGCACCCTCGCCGCCGCCTTTCCCCATGAAAAGAAGCGGTGCCAGGGTGGAAATGATGGGCAAAACATCGCGCTGGAAATTCCCCGGGCTTGTTCCAAAGACTGCGCCCTGCAACGCGCCCATGTCGCCATGCATGATGCGCGAGCGGGCCAGGTCGTTGTATTCCCGCTCACCCAGCACGGCTTTCCCCGCCGTGGCGTACCAGGGATCTTCGTCCAGCGTTTCCCACCAGGGTTTGATGGGAGGCGCTACATTGGAACGTGGGTCAGCCACGGTAATTCTCGCTTTCCTTGTTCAGCCAGCAGTGGGACGGGTACATCTGTTGCACCCCGGAGTTCTCTGTGTCAAGAATGGAAATCGGAAAATGCACCTTCGCTTTAAGGAAACACTTACATACAGCGCAAGTGCGCAGGGTGTTATCGGCTTTTGTACGCTTCTCCCCCGTGATTTCGAGGACTGCCTTGTAGCAGGCCGAGCAACCTTCAACGTTGACATTGAGGTAGCAGCGCGAGCATACCTGTGCCCGCCTTTCTGCCTCAGCCTGCGGTGCATATTCGCATCCCCCTGCCACCCAGCGAGCGAAAGTTTTGAGTCCTTCCGCGACATCGTTCCAGCTTAACCACATGTTGGGCCGTGGCCGGTTATCGTCATCGTAGCGGCAGAACCCGATGGGCAATCCCAGGCAAAGCTGGTGCTGCATGTCCTGTTCCAGTGTGTCTGGGACAGGTTTGTTATTAGTGAAGAGATGCTGCTTGGCGGCAGCCACCCAGTCCACGTAAGTCCAGGCGTGAACCACGTAGCCGTCGTCGGAAAACATGTAGCGATACCCGTTAGGCGGGCAATCGCCCCATTCATTGATTAGTGAGAGCATTATTTCTGGTCGATGTTGGTTTCGGTATAGCGGCACAGATCGAAAATCACCAGTATCAGGACTCCCAGTGCTTCCGCCACCGACAAATCGAATTCCTTCGAGAAGCGATCCACCACCTTGTCGATCTCCTGCTTGAAAGCCTGGGCCTGCTTAAAATCTTGATCCGGCATATTCGCTTAAAAGGTTGCGCTTCTTCAGGAAACGTTTCCAGGGTGAATCGGGGCGTTCCTCAGTGAAGGACTGGCTCTTGGGCGAAAGGCCGCAGCGGGCCGCGCAGGTCTGCGCCGTCACTACGTCGGCATCGGCCAGGTCGGGCGACTTGCGGGTGCGATCTTTCATCTTGGCCTTGGTTTCCAGCACAATGTACTGGCCGCGCATCGACCACCAGCGGCGGCAGAACTCGACGGCGGAATCCTCATCCAGTCCGCGGATCTGCTCGTTGAGAAGTAACAGCCGGAACTGAAACCACAGCTCGGTCACTCTGCGGTCGTATTCTTCATCGGCGCGTTTGGGATTGGTATCGCTGACTGGTTGCCTGGTTGGCCTTCCACCGAATTCCACACACAGGATTTCACGGCTCCATTCCCGATGGAAGATGGAAGCCAGCCCGCCGCCTTCGCCGGTTGAGTCGAGGCCAAAGTAGTAGGGCTGCACGCCGCGCTGCTTGCAGGCTTCCTTCACCTGCCGTACAATCTGGTAGTGAATGGGATCGTCGGGCTTGACCCGAGGAGTTACGAAAAGGCGGTCGGTAAAAAGAAGTGTCATTTTGCCGTTCACTTTCCCGCAGCGCCCGAAGCGCAGTACGCAGCGGTCTTCACCTTCAAAGGCCGGATCGAGGCCGGCCACATTGATGGCTTCCTGGTCGAAGAAGCAGGAGTCCATGGCACTGCTGCGGGTAATCATGGGCATGGAGAGGACGGTCTTCTGAATGCCTTCCGGTGCCCAGAAGCCACGGCGCATCTGCCAGAACTGCGGGGAATCGACCCCATAAATCTTGGTGGTGGTGTCGATGTCGGACTGGTTAATCAACCCCGGGTAAAGGTGCTTGGATCGAATACTTGGGCTTTTGAGGCCGTCCAAGTGAATGCAAATGCCGCGGCGGGTTTCCCACGATTCGGTTTCCACGTCAACCGAATCCCAGCCACGCTTGGGTTCGCACATCCGTCCATGAGGATCGAGATGATCGTCCGCGTTCCCAAGGCCGATAAACTGGAACTTGGAAGCGCCGGACTCAAGGTTGACGCAGGCCTCCACGATGGCTTCAGGGGTATAAGGCATTTCATCGACAATGACAAACATCTTGGGCGCGTGGAAGCCAATCAGTTTGCCGAGGGCTTTTTCCACTTCACCCTTGTCCGTGGCGATCCCAAAAACACCGCTTTCATCCGGGCCTTTGCGGTACTTGATGCAGTTGCGCGACTGAACCATGTAACCGTAAAGCGGCCTCAGCCGATGGAACTTGGCAATTTCCTTCCACACGCGACGTCTCAGCCCATCGAGAGTCGTACTTGTGCAGATGACCACAGTATTGGCGGGATCGGCGTAAAAAGCGCAAAGAGCGAAGATGGCGGCAGAAGTGGTCTTCCAGGAGGCGGCAGGGCCGGTGACAGTGGCCCAGGGATTCTCGCAAAAGGTGCGGATCAGGAGATCCGACCAGTCGTTCCAGATGAAAGTGTCTTCCTTGAACTTGTTCCAGATGGCGTCAATGGCATTGCGGCAATGCAGGTAACGACCCAGCCCCAGAGGAGGATCGTTGCCGAAACTCCACAGCTCAATGGCCTGCGGATCGGTGGTCGGGAAGTTCTTGCCGTACATCGCCAGCTTCTACAACATGAGCCTCGATCTCTTTAACGTTGTCGGTCACCTTGGCAGCGCCAATCAGGATCGAGCCTTCAATCAGCTCGCTGCCTTCCTCCGGAGGGTAAAGGATCTGGTAAACCCCAGCCACATCCCGCACCTTGCGCGCCACATCCAGCTTCTTTGGCGCATTAGCCGCCTCCGCCGAGGCGTGCTCAGTGTATTTGGCCAGGTTCAGAGTGCTCTTGATGCGAGAATTCTCCAAGGACTCCTTAATCATGTCGGCAGCGTCCTTCTCCCCGTAATTCTTCCCGGCAGGCGCAGCAGTGCTCAATGGCCGCGAAGAAAACGCAGCCTTCTTCCATTTGTATCGCCGTGCCCAGCTAAGAACAGTGCCAACAGGCAATTCAGCAATCCGCGCAGCAGCCCGCGGCCCGTGCAGGGTGACAAGTGCCTTCATGGCGCTCTTGTCGAGGGTGTAATCCCGATGCGGCACACTATTGATTAACCCCGGGCTTCTATGAATGCAACACTTTTGGAGATACTTCGCATTCTTCGCACCCTTTCCGTCGATCCGACTTCAAATCAGGCGTCCTTGCCGTCCCAAGAACCCCGGGGTTAGACAGGAAATCGCCTTTAAGCCGCCCGACTCGACATGAAATCACCCCGGTTTTACCAGAATTGGATATTTTTTGATGGACGGGGCGCTCTCCTGCACAGTAACCGCTCTCCCTATGAAACTAGCCCCCCCTACCCCCCCGCAGGAACAAAAAGCATTCTTAGGCACATGGCATGACGGTGTGCCACCCTTCAAGAGCTTGTGCATCCATGA